AGGTACGCCTTCCAGTTGGTGAAGAACTCAAAGATGTCAAAAGAAAACTCTTCAGAGCAGTTGCAAACGTTAACATTCTTGAGGGTATTAGGTTCTACGTTAGTTTTGCTTGTAGTTTCGCCTTTGGTGAACTCAAGCTCATGGAAGGATCATCCAAGATTATTTCTCTCATTGCAAGAGATGAAAACCAGCACCTTGCAATCACACAAAACATCCTGAACAAGTGGAAGGATGGTGATGACCCAGAGATGAAGCAGATTGCTAAGGAAGAGGAAGAATGGGTCTATGCTATGTTTGATAGAGCAGTCAATGAGGAAAAGAAATGGGCAGACTATCTCTTCAGAGATGGTTCCATGATTGGTCTCAATGACACACTCCTCAAGAAGTATGTTGAGTGGATTGCTAATCGTAGAATGAAGGCAATTGGACTCAAACCAGTCTATGATGTTGCTGCTAAAAACAACCCACTGCCATGGACACAGCACTGGATTTCCTCTAAGGGTCTTCAGGTTGCTCCTCAGGAGACTGAGGTAGAGTCCTATGTGGTTGGTGGCATCAAGCAGGATGTCAAGAAGGATACGTTCTCTGGATTCAAACTCTAAATAAGGAAAGAATTGTTATGAGCATTTGGAAGAAGGCAAAGAGTATCCTGACTACCCCAATCCCTGGACCTATTGTGGCAGGGTTTTTGACGGGAGCCTTATTGGGGACAACTACGGCTTTGTTTACCTTATTACCTGTAAGGTCACCCAGAGAAAATATATCGGTAGAAAGTATTTCTGGCAAAAACGAAAGCCTAGATCTACTGGTCAAACTAAAAAGCGGAGAAGAGTTACGTCTGAAAGTAACTGGCGTGACTACTATGGATCTTGTCCAGAGCTTAAAGATGATGTTGAGAGGTATGGAAAGGGATCTTTTATTAGGGAGATCCTCTCCTTACACAAAACTGTAGGTAAGTGTAACTTTGAAGAGACTCGCCAACTCTTCTTGAACAATGTCCTGACAGAGAGCTTGACAGAGGGGGTGCCTGCCTACTATAATAGCAACATCCTGGGTCGTTACTATCGCAAGGATTATTTTGAGTCACCCACAAAATGTAGTGAGGTGGATGTAGAGTTCAACTGAATTAATGTTTAAAAAATTGTTTGCCACTTTGTTGGTAACTTCTGCCTCAGCAGCATGTGCTTATCCAAGCATTTCTGAGATTAGTAATCCTCCCCAGGTAGCAGCAGTAGTTCCCATCAAGGTAATTGAAAAGGAATGGAAATGTCCTGGATGCAACTCTAATGAACAGTTTGTTCTAAAAGAGATTCAAAAAAGGACAAAGATTCGTGATAGGAATGCTCTTGCTACAATCATGGGCAACATCAAAGCAGAGTCTGGTTTCCGCCCTAATGTATGTGAAGGTGGTGCCATTGTTCCTTATCAACAATGCCGTAGAGGTGGTTATGGATTGATTCAGTGGACCACAAAGGCTAGATATAATGGACTGGGAAAGTTCTGCAAAAAGTATAACTGCAACCCATCCTCTCTTGAGGGTCAGGTTCGTTATATGTTGAATGAAAACCAGTTCAGAAAGTATCTTCCTGAGTTTGAGGGAAGAGGTTTTACAGTTGACCAGTACATGGTTCCATGCTATTATTGGTTGGGTTGGGGAATCAAAGGTTATAGGCAGCAATATGCTTATAACTATAGTAAGAAACTTGTATGGGCATGATTAAGAAAGTAATCAAGAGCATCAAAAAAGTATTCATTCCAAAGAGTGAATTTGAAGATGACATCACTGTCAACATGGATGGTGGTGTTGGTGGTTCTTGGACAGTAAAGGATGATGCAAAGGCATTCACTGCTGATGCTAAGCGCCACTACTCTTCCTATACAGGTGTTCCTGCCCCTGTAGAAACTCCAAATGATTCGTGGTTTGGAGAAGCACCTAAAACTGAAAAGGTGATGGAGTATGTCACACAAAAGAATGAGGAACTCTATCAAAGACTTGCTGAACAACCCAAACAAAAAGAGGTTGACAACATCCATCAGGTGATGTATGATAAAGCAACCAAGGGCATTGCCACTACACTTGCCCTTGACCCACCAGGAGGTTCTGAGAACTTCCAATCTGGTCCTGGTGGTTGGAACTCTGGAACTGGATTGAATCAGTTTAGAAGTTGACAGAGGAGGTCTCCCCTCTATAATAAGGAGACCACAAGGGTTAGTAGCTCAGTTGGATAGAGCAACTGCCTTCTAAGCAGTCGGTCACTGGTTCGAG